CTTGATCTTCTCCCGGAGCTGCCCCGAGAATATCCTCTTCTGCATCGACTGCTCCCTTGGCTACCATCTGCTGATATTCATACGGCAGAACTGACCCTTGGTAGCCTGCCTTGTAATCCCTCTGGACCTTCAACTCGAGACCCTCGATGGGGGCCACGGTGACGTCCTTGAGGACCTTCACTTTGTACGTTCTTTTTGTCATCTGCCTATACTCCAATTATATCACGAAAAGATCTCAGGTGCAATCTTCACGAACCGATCCAGCCGACTTTCTCACCCTCTAGGAGAGCATCGACACCGAGGGCTAGCTCCTTGGGGATGTTGGCCGACGTGGACAGTGTTACTGCCTCCCGGTTCTCGAAGTAGTGACCCACGAGGAGGATGGCTGCGTGAGCCACCCGGGGAGGTACAGTGGTCTCGTCCGGGCCCAGACCTGCGGTGTAGGTTATCTGGAGGGCGTTGGGGCGGTCTAGGAGACCCGAGGGCCACTGAGAGCCCACGTTGCACTGGACGTAGAAGATCCCCGAGGCATCCTCGTAGAGCGTCACGTTGGCTGTGTCGAAGGTCTGGGTGTCCCCATTCCCGTCGAGGTAGGAGATGCTGTCCACTGAGGATACGTTCGTACCGGCCAAGTAGACACGCTCCTCGGGGTCCCGGAGAGAGACCTTCCATGATTGATTGATGTAGCACTGCCCAGTCATCGACCGGGGGCCATCGAGCATACCTGAGGCGACGTTGATGAGGTGCCCGAGGTATGTGTCATCGTCACTGTGGGAGATGTTCAGGGCGGCCTTCGTGAGGGCTAACGTGACAACTCCCGAGGCCGGGGCTGCGGTGTTCGTCAGGGAGACCTCTTCGGTGTGCCACCGGAGGGGGTGTTGTGAGTGCATCAGAGCTCAACCTTCTTCTCGACAGGCTTCCGGGGCTTCTTGGGGGTCGGGAGCTTCTTGGCGATACCTCGCTCCTCGAACCTCTGGGCCTCTGCCTCTGAGCATTCGTAGGTGTCTCCCACGTTATACACACCGCCGGGGCCTGCGAGTGGGACTAGAAGAGTGACTTTCATGAGGGGCTCCTTACGAGTAGGCGATGCCGTTGCGGGTTCTGTCTGTGAGGGCGTACTTAAAATGGGGAAACCGGGGGACCCCCTTCTAGGAGCCCCCCGACCTCAGGTGTTTAAGATGCTGCGTTCGTCAGCTTCTTGATGGCGCGGCTGTCTGCGATCTCACCGTCGAGGCGGACGTATCCAGCGATGCCCATGTTAGGCCAGAAGCGCTCACGCATCACGCCGAGCTCTACACCACCAACCTTGCGGACGATGTACTTCTTGAAGTCACCTGCGATGACTGGAACGGCGGAGGTGCCGATGTCAGCCATAGCTTGGTTGATGTAGTAGGTCCGGCCATTGATGGTGCCCGGTACGCCCTGCTGGTAGTTGCCAGCGGCCCACAGGTAGTTACCCTGCCCGTCCTTCAGCTTCCGGATGGCTGCCAAGGTGCTGTCGTTGAACATGAAGCCAAAGCCCGGAGCACCCCGATAGGCTGGGTCGATGCTGTGCTCGAGGTCGATCAGTTCGTCAGCCGTGATGGCTCCAGTAGCTGCAGCGGTGAGGCCTGCAGAAGCAGCCGTGACGATGCCGTTGGGCTGCGAGGAACCCGTCCCGGTTGTCAGGATGGCATTGGCCTTGCGACCCAGACGCTCTGCCAGCAGGTCTGCCAGAAGGGCCTCTACGTTGAAGATGCTATCCTGAGCCAGCTCGAAGGAGAACCGGACGAACTCAGTGTCGAAGACATAGCTGTCCAGAACTTTCTGAGCGAAGGTAACGTCCTTGCCGCCATCGTCTGTGAAGTCAGCGCTCTCAGTGTGGACGGCATCACCGGCAGTAACCGAGGTGTCGTCAACAGTTGGGATCGTGATCTGATGGCCAGCTGAGGTATTCAGAACCATAGCGACGTCGCCGTACATGGGGCCGTAGGCTGCCATGGCTTTGACGATCATGTTCTGGAGTTCAACTGGAACAGTGTAACCACCAGCAGCTGCAGTCGTGGACTGGGCACGAGCTTCCAGAACCGAGCGGCTCTCTGCGTCGAGCTGGGTCCGGTCTCCACCGACTTTCAGCCAGTTGTGGAAAGCAGAGCGATAGTCAACACCCTCAGAGACTGGGGCTGCGTCAACTACTGGGCGGCGTGCTTCACGGGCTTCCAGTTCTGCGTCTGCGGCACGAGCTTCGATGCGAGCCATTTTTTCTTCACGCTCGATCTTGGCGTCGATGGCGTCTACTTGAGCCATGGCTTTGTCGTGAGAGGCTTCGAGCTCTGCGCCACGGGCTTCGTCGGTGTTGTCGTTAATCAGGTCCAGACGTTCCCGGGCCTCAGCAACCAGCTTCTGGCGCTGTTCGTAGAGTGATTTAATAGACATTGTTCTTCCTTTGGTAATGTCGGTTGGGGTTAGTTAGGCCGCCGGGGCCGTACTCGTGAGAAGAAGTCCCACGGGTTCTCGTCGTTAGGATCGACGTAGAATTCGCTTTGCGAGGTCTGCCTTGAGCTTGAGACGTCTCTGGGCTGCCTCATAGTTCTGTCTTTTTTGCACCTTTGCTTCGGACTTCTCTTTGGACCTAAGACCGATCTCAGTGTCTGGGTACGCCGGGAAAGATACTGCCGAAACTTCATAGATGGATGCCCTCGTGATCAGTCTGTGGGGGAGACCCGTAGAGCGATCCTCAGACCACTCCTCGTCCTCGACGCGCATAGCGAAGGACATCCCCGTGATGTCTCCACGCTCCAGAAGAACTGCCAGATCACGCCCGTCTGTGGTGTCCGGGAGGTCGATCTCTACTGCCAGTCCCTTGTCGTCACTGTTGACCCGGAGAGTGCCAGCAGACTGCCGTCCGATGATCCTTCCGCTGTCGTGATCTATGAGGGCTCTCAGGTCAGCATCCTTGAGGCTGTCCCGGAAAGCGTTAGGGGAGAGCTCCTCTGTGAAAGCTCCCCCGATGGTTGTTGTGTTGCTGTAGAGGGCAGCATAGCCGCGAGCGGTGACACCTCCCTCGGTTCTGACTGCCTCTGGGGCTGCCTGTGCAGAGCGGAGCTCTTTACTCATCATCGGCCTCTTCTTGTGGCTGCTGTGGTTGCGGTGCTGGGTCTTTCCCCAGTTTGTTAAGGGGCATGTTAGCGCCCTGCATGAATAGCTCGTCGGATCCCTCGATCTCGGGGAGGTTCTCGAGGCGGCGTACCTCTGCGGGTGTCATGAAGCCTGCGGAGATCGCTGTCCGATATCCATCCATACGCTCAGAGAAGGCCCCGCGCTGGAGACCCTTCAGGGATACTTCGACGAAACGGCTTCCCGTCATCCCGAAGATCTTCAGGTTCAGTTGCTGCTCCAGTTGGACCGCGTAACGTGTCAACACGTGCTTCGCCAGAGCTAGTCCCTGTTGCTCTACGTTGCTGTAGGTTCCGTGGGAGAGGTCGTGGAGGACACTCGGGGGGAGGTCGTAGATCCGTGAGACCTGTTCGACGATCCACCGCTGGGTCTCGTTCATCTGAGCCTTCTCGGGGTCTGTCCCGATGGGCTTGATCTCGAGGCCCTCAGGCATCGTCAGGGCTGTCCTCTGCTCCTTGGCGGCCTTCCGGACAGCCTCCCGGAGATCTGCTCCAGCACGTATCAGGGCGCTCTCGGACTTGAATGACCCGGAGACCACAAAGGGTGGGACCCCGCCTCCTGCGAAGAACCTCGAGCCATATTGGGTAGATGCGATGGCGAGCCCGATGGTGTCCTTGTTGGCGTTGATCGGGGAGATGTGTGTGATGCCGTCGGACTTGATCTGGTAGGCTACATCGACAACCTCTGAGGCGTCGTAGGTGATCGTCCGCCCACTGTCCACCTGATACTTGTAGAAGGTCTTCCCTGCTACTCGCTCAACCTGAACGGCCCGGGGGTCTAGTCGGTAGAGGCCCTCGATACGCCCAGAGATGGAGTTCTTCTCGATGTAGATGTAGCCCCTGCCGTGCGTCAGGACGTCGAAGTAGAAGCCCCGGATGAGGTCGTAGGTGGTCGTCTCGGGGTTGGCGGCACCGCTGAGGAGCTTCGATACTGTAGAGCTCCGGATCTGCTCCCGGCCCTTGCGGGTGTTCCGGTAGACGTGGATCGGTAGGGAGGCCAAGGTGCCACTGAGGAAGTTCACTGCGGCAGATACCGCTGGGACCTGCATGGCTGTATCCGTGTTGACGATGACATCGGCTGCAGACCTCCCACCAACACCTAGCCAGTCAGCGAGGGATGCCGCAGAGACCGGCTTGGTGGGGTCGTTTACATTCCGAGCTTCGCGCCCAAGGAGCCTGTCAATAAATGATGGCATAGTTAGTCCTTTAGAGGTTCGAGAGAGAGAAACTGTCGTCTTGATCCCACGGTGTGCCTCCCGAGAGGGCCCCGTCGTCCAGAACTTCAGCGAGGCCCAAGGCCATGCACAGAGCAACAGCCCCGTCGATCTTCTGGGCCGACTTGTCCTTGGAGAGCCAGAAGTTGCCCCAGCGATCTCCCATGGTTGATGCCGACATGAGACACGAGATGTTCGTGGGGTTGTTGTCGATCACGATGCGCTGCTCTGCGATGAGCTCCTCGAGGTGTTGCACTGAGCGGGGCATCCAGAGGCCGCTGGGGTTCTCGTCTCCCCGGGCATCTGCGGCATCTTTCATGGCCTCCGTCAACTTACCCTTCTTGGTGCCGCCCTGAGGGTGCTCCGAGAGGTCGAGGTGATCCAGACCTAGCTCCTGAAGCTCCGGGAGGAGGCCCCTCTGGAATGCGTAGCTGTCGTAGGCCACAGAGA